ACAACTACCAAATATTGAGATTACTAGACAAGAAAGGGGAATGAAAATTAAACCTGAAAGAAATAGTACAGATACGGAAAACGACGCACTTAAATTTTTATGGCAAAATAAGGACATGGTTCTTAATACATGGGAAATGGCTCACTTTAGATTATTAGGTGATGACCGTAAGTTACCTTATGGTACCTCTATGTTAGAAAAGGCTAGAAGAATATGGAAGCAATTAATTTTGTCGGAAGACGCGATGTTAGTATATAGAACTTCAAGGGCTCCTGAAAGAAGAGTTTTTAAGGTATTTGTTGGTAATATGGATGACAAAGATGTGGAACCGTATGTACAGAGAGTAGCCAATAAATTTAAAAGAGACCAAGTAGTTGATTCTCAAAACGGTAATGTTGATTTACGAATGAATCAAATGGCAGTAGACCAAGATTATTTTATACCTGTACGAGATGCTAACGCACCTAACCCAATAGATACTCTACCAGGAGCTCAAAATTTATCTGAAATTGCAGATATTGAGTATATACAGAAAAAATTACTAACCGCTCTTAGAGTACCAAAAGCGTTTTTAGGTTTTGAAGAAGTTGTAGGAGATGGTAAAAATTTAGCTTTACAGGATATTAGATTTGCTAGAACAATTAATAGAATTCAAAAATCTATGATTCAAGAATTAAATAAAATTGCAATTATTCACTTATATCTTTTAGGTTTTGAAGATGAATTAAATAATTTTACTTTAGGACTAACTAATCCGTCAACACAGGCAGACTTACTTAAAGTTGAACAATGGCAACAAAAGGTATCTCTTTATAGGGACGCAGTTTCAGACCCTGGAAATGGTATACAACCTGTTTCTTCTTCTTGGGCTAAAAAACATATTCTTGGGTTTTCAGATGAAGAAATTAAATTAGATTTACAACAACAACGAATTGAAAAAGCGGTTGGTGCTGAACTTGAAAAAACTTCTGAAACAATAAGTAAGACAGGTATATTTGCAAATATTGATAAACTTTATGGTGACAAACCTGGAGAAGGTGGAGCACCTGCAGGAGAAGTTACTGAACCCTCAGACACTGGATTTGGTGGAGGAGGAAGTGATTTTGGAGGTGACTTAGGAGGGGACTTAGGTAGTGATTTAGGTAGTGATTTAGGTAGTGATTTAGGTGATAGCGGTGGTGATACCGGTGGAGACATAACTCCTGAGAGTATAAGTGAAAAAGACTTAAATATGATATTAGAAAATGATATGGTAAGAGGTATTTCAGAAATAGACTTATCAAAAGGTAGAATATCATTAGGGGAAATAGAAGATAAATTGAAAACATTACTAGATGAGTAATATTTATAATAAAAAAGATTATGAATAAATTTGGACAAATAAAATCAAATATAGAATCTTTATTGATTGAATCATATGGAAAAGTTTCATTTAAAAACCATATGAAATCATTTAAAAAGAATATTATAGAGAATGAAAAACTTGCCGAGGCATACTTTTTATATGATGAACTTACAACAAAGAAAGGTCTTTCAGTAGATATTGTTGAAGATTATGTTAATGAGAGTATTGAGGTTATTAAAAAAATAATTAATACTGAAAAAGAAACTTTAAAAGAATTAAACATGTGGATTTCTGAAAATAAATCCAAAAATGTAATAAATAATTACAGTAATATTGATACCGTTGTTTACAATACATCTGTAAAAAATTTAGAAAAAGTTTTAGAGTGTAAAAATAATATTAAAAGTTTAATCGGAGAAGATTCAAAAATAACTAAAGTTTCCGAATCACTTAATATACCTTTAAGTTCTATGTTAAAAATTGCTACAAACACATTTAATAAAGAATATGGTAATATCAGTGAGGAAGAAAAAAAAGAATTAAAAAATCTTTTTTCTTTAGATAAGAACCAAATATCTGAGGAAATTAACAAATCTAAAAATGTTGTTTTAGAAAAATTATCAGAAAAAATAAATAATTCTCAAGACAAAGAGTTAAATGAAATGGTTAATCAAACTATTAGTAGAATTAACGAATCAGAAAAGTCTTTAGTTTCATTATATAAATTAAGACAGTTAGAACAAGGGTTATAATTAAAAAAGGATTCAATCTTCTGAATCCTTTATTTTTTGTATATAAATTGCTTTTTGTTTTTGCTTTCGTTTCTTACAAGATTTTTTGGTAAACTCTTTTTCATTTCTAAGCCTATCCATTTGCTTAGTTTTATAAACTTTGTTTTTGTATCTTTTAAGTACTCTATCTATACTTTCTTTTTTCCCTACTTTTATTATTAACATATATTATCTATTATAAATAAATATACGTCTATAGTCAATATTTTGACAATTGACTATTTTATAGTTATATTTTGAATGTAAATAAACATTAGAATTATGAAATTATATGAAAAAAGGAAAAACTGCCCAATTACAAGGGTACGAACACGCAAAATGTAGTTATGGAACAGTAGACGCAAAAAAATTAAAATCAGTATACATCTTAATACAAAGTTGGGTTGAACCAACAGTGACAATGGTTAATTGGTCAAGAACAACGGGTATGTTAGAAAGAAACATAAAACATCATTTATTAGATGTTGTCGACCCACTTATATTTGAAAAACATAATATTGTCGACTTAGACTTAAGAAGTAGCGGTATTCAATTAGGTAAGAGAAGTTTTATGAATTTAGAGATGACTTTATTTGTCAAAGAACATCTAGACTTTAAATCGATTATCCTAAGAGACAGAATTAAACAAATAGTTAATAGTATATATGGTTACCCATTAATGAAATCAAAACATTTTATATTACACAAAACTAAAAAACAGTCGGTTTAATCTATTTATAGTTAAAACAATTAAATGAAAGTCATTCTTAAAGAAAGTCAATTATTAAGATTATTTGAAGTTAATACAGTTGTTGACAATCTTAATAATATGATTAACCCTAAAAAATTTATATATGAGTTTGGGTTTAAGGATTCTTTTATTGAGCCGGAAAGTGTTATGATTGAAGGAAGTATTGAAGATGAGGATATAGGTGTTAAGGTCAATATTGGTAAAGTAATATATAACGGACAAGACGTTACTGAGTTTGCCAATAATTATGTTTTTTGGTCTGGAGAAGGTGATGATAGTGAGTTAGCTATGAAATATAAGATGTTTATAAGCGACGAAATAAATAAAATATTAAGATTAACACCTATTAAAACAAGTGAATGGGACGTTTATCTAATGACATAATGATAAACGTAGCATATTTATAAAATAAAAGATATGAAAATATTAGGACCAAATGATACGGGTAAAGGAATTTTAATCGAGTGGGACGCTGGATTTATTAACCCAAACGATAAACGTAACGCCGATATTATAAAAGAATCTTATGGTCAGTTAGACCATTCAAAACCTTTTGAGTTTTACGCAGTATTACAAAAATACGACACACCAAATAGAAACGGTAGAATATACCCTGAACCAATATTAAGAAGAGAAGCTAAAAAATATGAGGAGGCAATAAAGAAAGGGTTATCTATATCTGAACTTAACCATCCTGAATCTTCATTGATTGATTTAGACCGAGTATCACATTTAATAACTGATATGTGGTGGGAAGGTAATGTTTTGATGGGTAAAATAAAATTATTAACATCTCCAGGTTTTCATAAAACAGGAGTAGTATCATGTCCCGGCGACCAAGCAGCTAATCTTATGAGACAAGGAGTGACTATGGGAGTATCATCTCGTGGCGTAGGTTCTTTAGTTAAAAAAGGTGAAAAAAATGAAGTACAAGAAGATTTCGAATTAATTTGTTTTGATTTAGTATCCTCACCATCAACACCAGGAGCTTACTTATTCCTTAATCAAGACGATAGAATGAAGTATGACGAAAATATTGAAGAAGAAACAAAACAAAGAAGTTCAAGTAGTGAATCTGGAAAAGGATTGGAAAAATCACTTGACTTAATGAAAAAATTAACCGATTATTTAGGATATTAATTAAAACTAAGAAAAAAAAATAAAATGGAAGAAAAGTATTTTGTAGCAAAAATTCAGTATGATATGCCAGATGAGCATTCAGGTAAAGTTAAAAAAATCAGAGAAGAAAAATTAGTTAAAGGTATTAATGTAACAGATGTTGAGGCTAAAGTAACTAAAGTATTTGAAGGATTTACATATGATTGGAGAATATCTGCTTGTGTTGAAAGTAAAATTGATGAAGTAATCGAATAAGATTAACTTAACATATTGAAAATTAAAATCGGGTAATCCCCGATTTTTTTTTGCCTATTGTTTTATAAAACGATTTTTTTTTAATTCCTACATATTTATAATAAAAGTTATAAATAAACATTTTGCAAAAAAAAAACTAAAATGGCAGACAAAAAACAAAACTTAGTTGAAGAAGCGCTACTACAAATGAAAAATTTGGAGCAAGCCGTTACGGAGAATGCAAAAGGAATACTTGCTTCTACTATGAAGGAAGAAATCAGTGAATTAGTAAAAGAATCTCTATCTGAAGAAGAGGTTGAAAACGAAGTGTCAGTCGAAGCAATGGAAAGTGAAGAACAAAAAGAAGGTGAAAAAATGGAGAAATCTGTTAAACACGAAACAAAGGAACAAGACGAACTTGACATCGAAGACGACATGGAGATAGAAGATGAAGATGATATGGAAGACGAATCCGAAGAGGATGAAGACGAAATTGAAATCGATTCTGATGAAATGCTTATGATGGATTTACCAGGTGATGATTTAGAAGTGGATGATGAAGAAGAAATTCTTTTACCACTCGACTTAACAGGTGCATCTGACGAAGAAATCCTTAAGGTCTTCAAGGCTATGGGTGAAGAAGACGGAATCGTTGTAACACAAGACGGTGACGAAATCACACTTAAAGACGAAGAGGCTGATGTTGAATATCAAATTCAAATGGAGGAATTCGGAGGTAAAAAAGGTGACGACTCTAAATCTCATAAGGACTATGAAGAATCTAACGAAGAATTCGGAGGTAAAAAAGGTGATGACTCTAAATCTCATAAGGATTATGAGGAGTCTAACGAAGAATACGGAGGTAAGAAAGGCGATGACTCAAAATCTCACAAGGATTATGAAGAATCAAATGAAGAATACGGAGGTAAGAAGGGTGATGATTCAAAATCACACAAAGACTACGAATCTAACGAAGGAGACGAAGTGGTTTATGAAATTGAAATCGGAGAAGATGACGGAAACTATTATGGTGACTCGGCTGAGGACGACTACTCACAAATTGAGAAGTTGAAGAAAGACGCACACTATGATGCTGAAAGACATCACAAAGATGAGCATTATGAAGAGTATGGTGGTAAAAAAGGAGACGATTCAAAATCTCACAAGGATTATGAAGAATCTAATGAAGAGTACGGAGGTAAAAAAGGTGACGATTCCAAGTCTCACAAGGATTATGAATCAAACGAAGAGTTTGGTGGTAAGAAAGGTGACGACTCAAAATCACACAAAGATTATGAAGAAGCTAAAGAAGGTATGATTAGAAGTCACGCCGCAGGACAAAAAGCTTCATCTGATAAAACCAAAGGACTTAAAAGACCATCCCCTATTCCTAATAAGGCAAGGTACAATGAATCACTTGAGAAAGAAGTAAGACAATTAAGAGAAAAAAATGGTGAGTACCGTAAGGCACTTAATATTTTTAAAGAAAAACTTAATGAAGTTGCTGTTTTCAATTCAAATCTAGCATATGCAACTCGACTGTTTACTGAGCATTCGACAACAAAACAAGAAAAAATAAACATTTTAAGACGTTTCGATTCTGCGGATACAATCAAAGAATCAAAGGGTCTATATAAGATAGTTAAAGAAGACTTAGAATCAAAAGGAAATTCTTCAGTAGTTACTGAATCTGTTTCAGCTAAAGTACAAAAATCTCCGTCTAAAGGTTCGGCGACTAATCTTATCGAAAGTAAAACTTATGAAAATCCTCAATTTATGAGAATGAAGGATTTAATGGGTAAACTTCAAAAATAAAATAACTTAAAACAAATACTAAAATGGGAGCATTATTAGAATCAGGTCTTGTTGGTAATATTGGGTTAAAACACCTAAAAGTTATCAAAGAAGACACAATCAACAAATGGGACAAGTTAGGATTCCTAGAAGGACTTAACGGTCACGTAAAAGAGAACATGGCACAATTATATGAAAACCAAGCGTCTCACTTAATAAACGAAGCATCTGCATCAGATAACTCAGGTTCATTTGAAACAGTAGTCTTCCCTATCATTAGAAGAGTATTCTCTAAATTATTAGCTAATGATATTGTATCAGTACAAGCGATGAACTTACCAATCGGTAAATTATTCTACTTTGTACCTAAAATTCAGAATCGTAGAGACGTTAATGGTGTTCAAGAACACTACAAACCTTTCGGAGCACCAGGAATGACAGGTGGAACAGAAGAAGGTTATAACGGTGGTAAAAACCTTTATGACAGATTTTACGAAGGAGCAACACCAAATTCAAATCCAGAAGGATTATTTGATTACTCTAAAGGAGCATTCTCTGGAATTACAACAGCTGTAACACCAGTAGTATGGAATGGTTCTAATTTAGTAGTTGCACCGGCATCTGCTTACACAGGTAACCAAAGAACAATCTTAGTTGCATTATCAGGATTCTCATCTGCAGGTCAAGGTAAATTAATCGGACCAACAGGTAACGAACAAGATACTGAAGAGTTCTTAGCTTCATTAGAAGTTAAAGGTTCAGGTGGTACTTTTTATAACTTTAATGTGGTAACACAGAAGTATGGTAAAGGTATCGTTGCTTATGGTGACGAAGCATCAACTAACTTCCCTCCAGGAACTTACACAGGACCAGGTGGAAAGTATGATGACATTTGTACTGCTAACGGTGTAATCTATTTATCAATTGATACTTCAACACCAGCACTTGGATGTCCTAGTTGTACAACAGATGGGTACACAGGTACTACATTTACTGAATTAACACTACCATCTTTTGAAGCGGCTTACAGAGTATACGCTGATTTAGAATTCGAAGACCAAATGGGTGAAGTTTCTTTCGACCTTGATGCAGTTACTGTATCGGTTACAGAAAGAAAACTAAGAGCACAGTGGTCTCCAGAATTAGCACAAGATGTTTCTGCATTCCATAACATTGATGCTGAAGCTGAATTAACAGCTTTATTATCAGAACAAGTGGCTGCTGAAATTGACCGTGAAATCTTAAGAGACTTAAGAAAAGGTGCGGCTTGGACATTACGTTGGGATTACAACGGATGGAAGAGAGTGTCTAATGGTTCAGTTAACTATAACCAAAAAGACTGGAATCAGACATTGATTACTGCGATTAACCAAATCTCAGCTCAAATTCACAAATCTACATTAAGAGGTGGAGCTAACTGGGTTGTTGTTTCTTCGGAAATATCAGCTATTTTTGATGACTTGGAATACTTCCACGTATCAAATGCGGCACCAGACCAAGACCAATACAACATGGGTATTGAAAGAGTAGGTACATTATCAGGTAGATACCAAGTGTACAGAGACCCTTACTTCCCACCAAACACTGTTTTATTGGGACATAAAGGTTCTTCATTATTGGATACAGGGTACGTTTACGCACCGTATGTACCATTACAGTTGACACCTACAATGTATAACCCGTTCAACTTTACTCCGATAAAGGGTATTATGACGAGATACGCTAAGAAAATGGTTAATAACCGTTTCTATGGTACAATCGTAGTTGA